CCCGTAATTGTTGGCGCAGTAGCTGCGGCCCATCTTACTCCTGTAAATGCTGCGGTTGTTGCAGTTCCAGACGCAGGCTGCTTAAGGTATAACGCAAACGATTTACCAACTCCAACCGACGGCATAGTAAATGTGCATGGCGTTGCAGATGTCAATGTTGCGGTAATAACAGTTCCAGCCGTAATTACTAGTGTGGCAGCTGCTCCAACTGTTCCAGCGGCTACTGTCCCTTCTGTGTAGCCATTAATTGTCGGCGTAGCAATTGTTGGTGAAGTCGCAAATACATTAGCTCCACTTCCTGTTTCATCGGTTAATACGGCTGCAAAATTTGCGCTGGAAGGAGTTTGAAGAAATGCAGAAACGCCAGTCGCTAAAGATCCAACCTGAGTTACGTTAATTCCAGAAATCTGAGCTGAAGTTAGTCCAGCGCCAACCTGCGCGGCAGACAAACCTGTTATTTGAGCAGAAGTTAAGCCACTCAACACTTGGCTTGCAGCAATAGACAAAACTTGTTCTGTTGCGCCAGTTAAAACACCATTTGAATTTACAGCAAATCTTCCAACAGAATTTGCAGATCCATATGTTCCAGCGGCTACCCCAGTAGGAGAAAGAGAAGCAATAGAAGTAGTCCCAAGCGAGGTTACTCGGCCATACGAGTCAACCGTAATAACTGCACCCTGCGTGCTAGATCCTGCTGTAATTGCAGCAACGCCAGTAGTTGCAAGGTCAATTTGAAGCGCCCCAGAAAAGATTACAGGGCTGTTCGAAATAGCCAACGTACTTGAAGTAGCTCCAACAGAAGTCACAGTTCCGCCAGCAGTACTAGACACACCCACGCTTGTTGCGGACGTGATGCGGCCAAAAGCATCTACGCTAATGATTGGAATTGTAGAATTGCTGCCGTAAACATTCGATATAACACCAGAAGTCTGAAGTGCAATCGTGCGGCTTGTGTCAATTGTCCCGCCGCCAGTCAAGCCAGTGCCAGAGTTAATGCTGATTGCATTAAGCTGGGCTGTAGTCAACGCTCTAACCTGTGCGCTGTTTTGAAGCGCAGCCAACTGCGCAGTGTTAGCAATGCCAGAAATCTGAGTAGTCGTAGCAAAACCAGAGGCTGCGCTAGTTGCTATAGCTCCAATGCTATTCGGTGTAATTGCAGCAATTTGTGTGGATGCTAACGCCAACACTTGTGCGCTATTTTGAAAAGCAGCAGACGTGGTCAACAATGTGTACGCAGACAACTGCGCAGTCACAAGAGCGGGCACATTTGCAGACGTAACACCACCAAGATTAGACAACGCAGCAACGGCTGTAGTTGCCCCGGTTCCTCCGCCTAAAATAGCCAATGGAGAAGCAGAGGTTAGAGCAGGCTGTGCGTTAAGTGCCGCTAAAGCAGCCGTTGCGCTGCTTGATCCAGTGCCGCCACTAGCCACAGGCACAACAGGCAATCTAGCAGTACCTAGCGTTCCGCTAGTAAGCTCTGCTGCATTGAGTGTCTTTACCTGCGATACATCGCATTTTTTAGTAGTCCCACTCTGAACAAGGACAAGCGTATCGGTGAGCGCGACCGTTGACGCTGAAGTTAAATCTGTGATTCTAGGCATAATTAACTCGTGGTAATGCGATAACTAAACTCATTATTAAGGTAGTCCCCTGCTTCAGTCAATATCTGATATTCAGTAACAGGAGGAGTTGGCGGAACATACGCTTGCTTGCGAAACTTAAATGTCTCTTTGCTTCCTTTAACTTGAATCCGCGCAACAATCTTCTCTCCCGGAGCTGCTGGCGTACCGTTCTTCTTGATAAGAAATTTTCCAATCATACTTAGTATGTGTAGACCATGTTCATCTTCTGAACTTGTCCTTGCTGGCGAATCAAGACATCAATCTGCTGTTGAACTGCCATCTCGGCAATCTGATCAAAAACAACAGCTTCATCAGTTCTTCCTTCTGACTTCAAGAAGTCTGAGCTAACTCCGTTTACCAAGAAATCCTTAAACCTGTATGGGATTGCAACAACTTCCCAGTATTGGTTAGGTGGATCTGCTGGAGCAACTGAACTTGAAGCTACCACAGAGTTCCAAAAATTAGCCTTAGTTCCACGCCCTATATTTGTTGGTTCGTATGCTGAAGACAATTGAAGCGTGTCGTAATAAACCTGCGAGCCAACAGCGTATGCAGTTGAGTTCTCAAACTGATTGCCAGTCAACCTTGGAGCATCAAGCCTGTACTGTATGTGTTTCTCTCCATTTTGCAAAAACCGAAGGTAAGTAACATCTACAGTGTTTGTGGTAGATGGAATGTTGTCCATGTCTTCCACTGTAAAATCTACAGGCACAACTCGTGTTGTTAGCCGTGGATCACGTTGCCATGCTGCAAGCCCCTGCAAAGATCCAGTTGGCATTTGAACGAGCCGCTGTGGATTCTTGTCAAACAACACCGTCGTAGTCAGGCTGCCATTTGGCCCCTGATATGTCGGAAAGTTTATAGACGACTCGTAAGGCAAGTTGATCGTAATATCCAAGATGTACGCACCGTTTGAGTCTGTAACTGCGGTATAGGTAAACGTGTACTTTTTGTCTGAAAGACTTACAAGCTCGCCATTGTAACTGTAATAAAACGGATTCTCAAACGCCACTTCCGTTTGCGTGATAGTTCCAAGCCTGTAGGCATCTTCAAAGAAATCAGCCAAATAAACCCTTGGAAAGTTGGAATCTAAAGTCAACTTTAGTTCGATTGTGTTTTCTTCAAATTGCTGGAAAAGAGGCAGCAGATCTTGAGTTGTTAAATCCAGCAAAGACTCTGTTTGCAAAACAGGCGGATTGACAAATGCAGCGGCACTAACTGGGTTGCCCGTGAATGTCTTAATGAACCTGTTGATGTCAGGCCATTCTTCGCGATCCCATATTGTTCCTATTCTACGGGACGTAAAGTCGCGTATAGAAGCAAAGCTCTTGTCATTTAGCGTCGATCTGTCCAATCCAATAAGCTGGCAAACCTCTCCTAGAATATCGCTAAATGGAACAGCTTTCATGCGTAAACGGTGCGAGACTTGACGTTAGTAGATGGAACCCAGCCTACACTAATTTCTTTTGTACCACCAGAGTTTACTTTGCACTGAGGATTATCTCTCCAGAATTCAGCAAGAAACTTTTCATCATCCCAACATTGATACCCGAGCTTCTGTCCCCAAAAATGGTACGCTTGTCCAGGAATACTACCAACCTTCTGGCCAATGCCGTCGATCGACTTGTGGCGCATCTTTGTAAACTTAGCAGAGTTCTTGGAGTCAATCTCCGCTTGAATACGGTTCATCTGCCAGCCTCGCCGAAACTCGGCTTCCATTGCGGGAATTAAGCTAGGGTCAATATCAATCATAAAATTGTCTCTGTCTCTCCAGAGTGTCACGCCTAGCGGGCTTCCGGCGTTCGATCCGTCCTAGTATACTGCGGGAACGGTCACATACACCACTTCTGTATCAACTGGTGCAAGCACCAATCAACACACGCAGGTGTCGCGGATGAATCAACTACTACGAGCTGAAGTCAAACTTGCCAAGACCCAATGGGTTCCCGACAACAAGACCGCAGACGGCTTCTACGACGCGAGCAGGACCGCCGCCGAAATCGGGCAGCGACTGGACAGCAGCGACGTTTCCGCCGTAACGAACTTCGATCAAGTCCATGTTCAGGACAAGACCTTTGTACGGAGTAACCGTCCAGACGTTAGAGGCAACCGTGCCAAGAAACACCGTTGGGTGCAACTTGACAGTGCCGAAATCACCTTGGAACACGTCCACGGACTGAACATACGTTTCAGCCGCTGCGTCGCGTTGGAAGGTCTGCACTTTGGTTGCGCCAGCGCCAAGAACTCCAGCAGTGGAGGTCGTGGTCAACTGAGTTGTCCCAAGCAGGCTGGTGAATGCACGCTTCAGATCGGTGCCAACGATGGCATCGAACGAGCGGTACTGACCAGTCTGATCGTAGATGCTCTTAAGCATTCCCTGCACAGCAACATCCGTCAATGCGCTGGATGCGCCAGTTAGGATTGAAGCTGAAGGGGTGCGGAACTGTGAAGGAATATCGCCAACTGTTGGCGTTCCTGTACCAGCGGTGCTAATCCATGTCTGAATTCCTGCCGTGAGGTAAGGAACAGACCCATTGTCCTGCTGTGCGGTCTGGTTTGAGCAGAGAGTCGTTTCAATCGAGCGTTTAGCCTGAAGGATAGACTTACTGACGTTGTATGCCAGCTCATCACGCACACCGGCCACCTGGGCGATGTCAGTGGAGAGCTTGGATACGCGGACAGCAGGCATACGAAACACCTGCGCGTAGTTTGCAAGCTCCGCACGATAGCCTACATCCCAGTTGGTGTATGCGCTGACGTCCGTGCCGTCAACAGTTCCACCCACTTGAGGAGCAGGATTGCTATCAGCCTGCCAGCGGAAAAACATATTTCCGGGCTTGCTGCCTTTACGAGCCATAGACGTGAACGGCGTGTCTTTTGCATCGACAAGCGCAATCATGTCCATGAGGTCTTCGCGTTTACCGCGACCGCTAAGATTAGGTTCAGTTAGAAGTGCCATAATACTAAATAAGTTGAGTTAGGTTACTGAGTTAAATTGGGGCTTACACAAACCCCATTGCTTTTACTAGGTCACTCAATCCATCTCTGCTTGAAGTATCCTTAAGAAAGGACTTTTGTGCTTTAGAAGATTCATCCTTATCAACTTTAGGAGGAGCTTTGACGCTTGGCTGTGCTGGTGCTCGCTTAATTGGTGCGACTTTAGTCTTTCCAGAATCTCGTTCTGCAAATACTTTTAGTCCCTCAATCAATGCGGCAACCAGATGCATGTGGTCCGGGCGGCGTTTTACTTCAGGGAAATCACGCAATACTTGCTGTGCGACCCTGTATTCTTCGCTTTCCGGCTTACGCATCCAAGGATGCTTGGCTGTCAGCACTGGCTCAATTTGAGACTTTTGGTTCAAATATTGAAGCCTGGCTGGCAACTCAATTTCCTTTCTACGTCTAGCCAGTTTTCTCATGTCGCGAACCTGATGGTTGTCTAATTCAACCTGATTACCTTGCGGATCAGTAATTACACCGCCATCTGGATTATCTTCGCACCAATCCAACACATATAATGCTCGCTGATATTCAGCATTTACTTCCTGAACGGAACTAAGCGCCTCAATAGCGTCAGATACGGTTGGCGCACTGGTTTGCGGAACAGACTTTAATGCCTGCATCTCGCGCTCCATTTGCGCTAATCTGGCTTCTCTCTCTTCAAGTTGTGCCTGAGCGGCCTTTTTCGCAGCAACTAATTTGTTGATGCGCTTCTGTACGCCTCGGCTCAAAGAACTCTCTTCAGGCTCACCTTCTTCATCAATGGACTGATCGGCATCAACTTCAGCTTCCACTTCCGAGTCCGTAATTGGCTCCTCAGTGTCTGCATCAGCCTTTGCCTGCTCCTCTTTGGCTGGAGCCGCCTCCTCCTCGTTTAGGAAATTGGACTTAACAAAATCAGCTAGGCTGTGTTCATTAAGTCTTCCGAGGTTATTTGCAACGGGTGTACTGTCTGCCTCCTGACTCCCGGCGTCAGGCTGTGAGTTTGTGTTATTCATGCTATAACGGTAGCAAGCCCTTTATTTAATCAATCCAGTAACGCTGGAAGGCCCGTTAGTGGCTTTATGCCAAATCTTCGTTATTAGTCAAGCCATTTAATTCTCTTGCTTGTCTTCTTAATTCAATAAGTGCGCTTAAAACTAAATTAATACCATCAGCTTGCCCTGCTGTATGTATTCTATCTTCTCCTTTGCAGTCTTTACTTATAGCAAGCATCCAATGCTGCTCTTGTAGCTGCTCAATAAGTTGGCAGATTTCTGACCAAATAATATTTTTCCCTGAAAAGCCAAAGGCGTTCTTTTGATTATCCGTCATATTACTGTTGCGCCTGCTGCGCCACTGGAGTTACGCCAATCCGGCCAATCTGCGCGTTTTGCTGTTGCATAATCGACATTTGCAAGCTCTTAACGTAGTTCTCAAACAGCGCCTTAAAGTTTTGATCTTGCTGAAGAGCGGCTTGAGCCTTTGGATTAGCTTGCAAGATCTGTTGTGCGTACTGCAACTTAGTCTGTGCCGTAGGATCGTTTTCTTGATACAGCGCCTCATTGCCAAGTAGCATATTGCCAATGTCAGACTGCACGTCTTTAAACATCTGCTTGCTTGCATCCTGCGGATTAAGAATCAAGTCTTTTGCTACCTCTGGAGCGATAGCCTGAATCATCATCTCAGTAAGCTTGTTTCTGTTTAATACTCCACCAGTGTCGAGTTGAGCAACCTTGGTAAGGAAATCAATCTTCTGTGCAATGTATTCCTTGTCTAAATCCATCACGTCAAACTTGACCGTAAGATCAAACTCGTTATGGATTTCAGACAGGCTTTGCGGCAACTGTCCACCAGTGATGCGCTGTATTTCAGCAGGCGACATGTACTGGCAGCACAGGCTGAACATCTGCCTAAATATTGTCCGCCAAGTTAACAGCCAAGTGTTAACAATCATCTGCTGAGTAAGCTGCGTCTTACGCGGATCTGCCCCTAGATTGATTGTTCCAAAGTAAGACGCATGACTGGCTTCAACTCGGTTAATCAAGTTAAACGCTACACCAGGCTCGCGGGCTGGCGGCTCCATGAAGCTGTAGTCGCTTTGGTTTACAACCGGCAAAGATACTCCGGGTCCAATTTTGTTGATGGCTCCAATTCGTTTAACGACTTTGATGGGAGGAAGAGTCGCGAAGGCAGTATAATCCCGGATGGAATCGTGCTGCGCTTTAACTTCATCTTGGTCCGTGTGAGCAAGCTCAGGGACGCCGCGAGTATCAATAATGGCACGGCGAATGCACTCACGACGGAACTCCACAAACGGATATTCTCCGTGCGCGTAATCAAGTCTTTCATGGATAGCGTAAGAGATTTTTTCTTTAGGATGATCTACGGCTGCTTGTGGACAGATGACAGTGTAATAAATACATGGAGCTTTGCCATCCAAACTCTTGGTGTAACAGTACACGATCTCAATCATGTTCTGATAGTTGATGCCGTTGTACACCAATAGTTCCGTGCTAGGCAGGATGTTTGTGTTGTACATCGTGCTGCTTTTGCCGGCCATCTGCACGGCCAACTCTACCCAGTCTGCGTTCCACCCTTCTGTGGTAATCTTCTCACGAATCTCCACTTCAGACATCCACGTCCGGCGGAAGATTACGCGGGCTCGTTGCAAGTCTGCTGTCTCAGGCGGAACAAGAACTTCATCCCAAGGCTTAAGAGCAATAATCTCAGGAAGGTTTTTGCTAACGTATTCTTCATCTCTAGTCGTAGCTCCAGTTTCGGCCAATTCCTTGACCATTCGCTTTGCGTCAGTGGCAGTTAAATTCGGGATAGTTGCTTCAAGAATAGCCGCAGCTTCATCAGACTGCTGCATGATCAAGTCAGGCAATTGCATCAGTGTTGGACTTTGAGACTGCTGCGCCAAAGCCATAATCTCATTCATCGTCACCGGCTGATCGCGCTTGCTGATGTTCTGTCTCCAGCCAATAAAGAACGCAGACCAGCCGTACTGGAAAGCGTACTGAGCGCCAAGCTCAGCTTCCCTGCGAAGTTCAAGCGGCATTTTGCTATCGCGAATCCAATGAAGCAACGTAGTAGCAATGCCACTAATCGTCATGTCATTCATGTCGATTCCGCTC